CGAGCGCAGCCGTGCATCAATGCGCAATTCATAAGAGCATGGATGCAACCGCTGCCGAGGACACACAGAAGAAACTGCAAGACCTGCTCGCGCGGGTAAAAGCGGGTTATCCGTTGTCCTGTGCGGAAAGCGAGTTTCTGAAGCAACGCAACACAGAGCCGCGCTACCAGACACAGAAAGATGTCGCTGCCTTTTTCTCAATTACTCCCGCTGCCCTGCGTCGATGGGAAGAGAAGTATCCCGAGGCATTCGTCAAAGGCCCGAATGGCTACGACATCGAGAAGAGCAAAGCCGCAAGGCAGCAGTTTTTGGCCAGCAGCAACTACACGCGCCTGAACGACGGGGATACGATCAACGTCGAAGGTGTGCAGGATGTGGCTACGCTCAAGGCGCGCAAGATTCATTTGGAATGTCAGAAGCTGGCGACGCAAATCGAGATCCTACAGGCGAAATACGTCTCGGTGGACGAGGTACTGGCACAGGTGCGGGCCGTGATGTATGCCATCAAAGAGAAGATCAAACGCATTCCGCCAGAGATGGCATATGAGGTGAGTGGCGTATCACCGGCGGAGGCTGAAGAGAGGCTTTTAACCTGCATCGACAAGATCCTCCGGGAGATGGAGCAGGAAGATTACATCAAGATCGAAGAGCAGCTAAAAGCGAAGAAGGTAGACGTTGAGATGATGGAAGTCGAGATCGCGCCAACCGAGCCAATAAAGCGAGGGAGACCGCGCAAGAGCTAATGGCATTTTCGATCTACTCGCTGATGGCGGAGGTTTGGCGTCCTACGCCGAAGCTCCCGGTGGATGAGTGGCTGAGGACTCACGTCAGATTCGAGCGCGGGCCAATTCTCGGATCGTTCGACGTACGAAACTCGCCATGGATCAAAGCGCCGCTCGAAGAACTGCGCAACCACGAGACTCGGGAAATCATCTGCGCGTGCTCGGTGCAGAGTGCGAAGACGGCATTAGCGGAGGGCGCGATGCTCTACCTAATCGCCGAGGAAGGCGGTGACATGTGCTTGTATTTACAGACCGACGAGCACGCCGATGAGTTCCTTGATACGCGGTTCAAGCATCGCATTCTCGACTGCAAGCCAGTCCGTGCGATGCTTAACAAGGGGGATAAAAGCATCCAAAAGCGGACGGTCGCATTCGCACACATGACCCAATATGTCATGGGTGCGAGCAATATTCACAATCTCCAGTCCAAGGCAGCGCGCTACGTCATCGGAGACGAAGCAGCTTACTGGACACACGGCCACATCGACGAATCCCGCAAGCGGACAACATCGTTCGATGCGCGCAATTCAAAGCGGATTTACGTATCAACGCCGATGAACAATAGCGGCGAGTTTTACGAGAGCTTTTCCGCTGGCTCATGCAGCGAGTGGTATGTTGCGTGCCCCGCCTGCGGAGAGAAGTGGCCGATGGTGCTAAGTCAGCTCAAGTGGGACGGCGAAGGGGCAAAGCTAGCTGATGGCAAATACGACCTCGCGCGCATCAAGAACACGGTTAGATACGAGTGCCCGGCGTGCAAGGTCCACCTAAAGGACGAACCACAAGTGCGCCGGCAGATCGCAAACAGCGGATTTTACGAGAATCAAAACTCGGCACCAGATCCGCGCGTAAAGTCTTACCACTGGAACGCTTTGACTGTGCCATGGGTCGCATGGGACACAATCGCAAGCGAGTTCCTCAAAGCCGAACACGCACGGAAGCTGGGTGATTACTCGCCACTGGCTGAGTTTGTACGCAAGCGGCTGGGTGAATTCTGGGATCTGCGCGAATTTCAGAGCGAAGAGGTCAATTTGTCGGGCGGATTCGCCATGGAAGAGCCGTGGGAACAAGAATACCGGCGTTACATGACGGTAGACGTGCAACGCGACTATTTCCGCGTCATCATCCGGATGTGGGCGCAGAATGGCGAATCTCGACTGTTTTACGCTGGTGAGCTGCACACATGGACTCAACTGCGTGACTTACAGAAGAAATTCGAGGTCACCGACAGGCGCGTGTTCGTCGATTGCGGCTTTGAGAGGTATCAAGGGGAGGTATATAGGCAATGCGCGGCCAATGATTGGTTTGCGCTGAAGGGGGACAAGGCACAATTCTTTACTTGGACGCTGATGGACAAGAGGACCGGTCGCAGCCGGTCAGTTAAACGACCTTATTCGCAGATCCAGCACGTCGATTCGGGCGTGGGCCTTGCAAGATCCAAGGTCCGCAACGCTCGACAGGCTGACCTGTGCGACCGTATCGTCTGGAGCAGCGACTACATCAAGCTGGTGCTTCATCGGCTGCGTTCTGGCCAAGGCGCATCATGGCAGATCGCACACAACGCGCCTAAGTGGTACTTCAAGGAGATCCAGAACGAGGTGTTTGTCACCGAGAAGGACAAGCGGACCGGCAAGAACAAGACGTTCTTCAAAAAGCTGGGAGAGAACCACTCTTTCGACGCCGAAGCCATGCAGGTTCTGGCCGCATGCATTGAAAAGATCATCGGACAGGCCGAAATCATCACAAACGAGGCAGAGTCTGTCAACGCTTGACAGGCTGGGTGACTTTATGGGCGGACCATCAATTCTACGCTATGCCTCGCTGCAATACTGCGAAACGCTCTATGAGCAGTGTCTTGCGGCGCTGGCTGATGGTCAGGGCACCATGGTTATCTCCACCTCCGGCGGTGGTGAGTCTGAAACACGATCCAGCGGCAATGACGGAGGCATCCCGGTCATGACACTAATGCGCGCGGTCATGCGACGGATGCACCAGCTCGATCCGGTCAAATATCCAGCTATCTCCAACCGCCTGAAGGCAGATTTTAGCACACTCGTTCTATGACTTACCTCGAATCAATGATCCGCGCAGTGAATCCGAAGCTCGCTCTGGAGCGTGCGCGTGCGAAAGCGGCTCTCGATGTCGGCGAAAGAGTGGGATTCTGGCGCGTGGGTGCGCAATCGAGCACAAACCGCAAAGCAAGCGGCCAGACGCTGGATCAGCCGGATTCGTCGCGGAATCACACGGATCGGGTCACTTTGATCCGTGAAGCTCGCTGGCTGGAGGAAAACAGCAGCGTGGTGAAGTCGATCCTGCGCAAGTATCGAACCTTTTCGGTGGGTCGGCTTCAGTACGTCGCGCGCACGAGTAACGAGGCGGTCAACAAACAGATCGGCGCATACGTTGAAAGGTGGATGGCCAACGCAGATGCCAGCCAGCGGCACCATTTCCGGACTCTTGCCGGTCTTGGGGTGACCTCGATGAAGCGCGATGGTGATATCGGATTCATCGTGCTGGAGGAACCGATGACGCCACTGGATCAGATGATGATGGTTTCACCCATCCGCATTCAAGCCATCGAGGCGGACCGGATCGGGTCAATCGTGAACCGCGAAGGACTCGACACGCGACCATTCAAGCCGTTGAAGAAGAACGAGCAAGACTTTTCCGGCGTCGTCGTCAATGGGGCAGGGAAACCGATCCGTTACCGCATTTACAACCGCAGTCGGACAGGTGAGACGATGACTCCGGCGCTTGAAGTGCCGGCGCAGGACTTTCTCCACCTATTCGATCCGACGCGGCTGGATTCATATCGTGGATTCTCGGTGTTCGATGCAGCCATCACCGACATCAAGGATCTGATGGAGATTTTGGCCTGTGAGAAAATGTCGGTGAAGATGCTTTCAAGCATTAGTGGCGTAGTCAACAATTCGGACGGGTCGGCGGATCAGGATGTATCGCTGGACATCTCGCACGACTACAATCCGGACGCGGATCGCCTCAAGAAGATCGAGCCGGGGACCATTGAGTACTTGGCGGAGGGCGAAAGTTTTAACCCGGTTGAAAGCAACCGGCCTAGTCCTACCTTTAACGGGTTTCTTGATTCACTCATTCGCAACTGCGGGATGGCGACCAACCTGCCGTTTGGATTTATCTATAGTTGGGCGGGACAAGGGACGGCAGTGCGGATGGAAGCGGCACAAGCGGCGCGCGAGTTTGAAATGACACAGCTAACCTTAGAGGAAAAGTTACTGAATCCTCTGGTGCGTCGCGTCATCGCTCGCGGGATGCAGCTTGGGCATCTTCCCACGGTTCCAGATTTTGACTCCGGTGAATGGCGCTATCCTGCAAAGGTAACGGCGGATGTTGGCCGCGAGTCAAAAGCCCTTATTGATGAGACCATGGCCGGGATCATCTCGAAGACTCAGATTGCGGCGGATCGCGGCGAGGATCGCACCATCATCCGCGACCTGTTGCGTGCGGAAGCCATGGAGCTAGTGGAAGATGCAAAGATGGTACAAGAGGCGTCTGGAGGCGTACTGGATCTACCAACAGCCATCTACATGCTCGAACGCCGGGCACCTAATGCGCCAACTATTGCAGCACCAGCGGCTGCGCCGGCGGAGGAGCCAATGGATGACGATAGTCCTGACGAGGTGGAGGATACTGCCGAGGATGAGGTCGAGGACATCGCTGAGGGTGACACCGAAGCGGACTCGTAAGATTGACACTGCGGTGGCGAGTATGCCAGTCACCGAAGAGCTTCAGACATTCGCCGCATTCCAAGGGAAGGTTTCAGGGAACACCATCATGGGTGTTTCCTTGATTCAAGAGGGGCCAGCACTCGGTCACGGGGTGTTCGTGGATCGCAAGTCGCTGGGACAGTTTAAAGCTCTTGCGATGGCGAAGGGGCGGGTAAAGGCAAAGCTGAATCACTTCTCTTCGGTGCAGGATACGGTCGGATATTACGAGAATTTCCGCGTCAGCAAAGGCAAGCTTTTGGCTGATCTCACTCTTTTTGAGGCTCACGCAGGAAAAGACATGCTGCTCGAAATGATCAATGAAATCCCGGCGGCTTTCGGCGTTTCCTTGATGTTTGCAGCGGATTCTCCAGAGCTGGACAAGGAGAGCGGCAATTACATGACCCGCCCGCGCGGCCTGTACTCGGCTGACTTTGTAGACACCCCCGCAGCCAATGCGGATGGAGTGTTTTCGGCTGATCAGATTGACAGCGACGAACCTGTTATGGGTGAACCATCAACTCCGCCAGAAGTGCCAGAAGCTCCTCAAGCTCCTTCCTTTGTTTCCGAATTTTCGGCACTGTCCGAAAAGATCGAACAATTGACCGCGCAAATGGCGGCTTACGAAACCAAGCTCGCGACCGAGTGCGAGAAGATTGCTGCCGACATCAAAGCCTTCGCTGAAAAGCCAGAGGATGACCTGCAATTGCAAGCTCGCCTCTTTGCTGCTGCTCCTTTCCCGGCTGCTTTATCTGCTCCAGTAAACGAGCAAGAGGTAGTGGTTCCAGTCATCTCTTTTGCTGCGGCGAAGTCTGCTGCCATCGGTGGCCTGACTGGTCTTAAGCGGATCGAAGCCGCTCGGGAATTCGCCAAGCAGTTTCCTTCTGAGGCTGCCTATCTTTCTGCTCAATCTTAACAACTTTCTTTTAAAACCATGCCTCAAGCCAACCTGCTCGACATTGCTAAGCTCAACGGTTCTGACACCATCGTCGGGCTGATTGAGGAGACCCTGACCTACGCTCCCGAGGTTCAGATCATGCCCGCCCGCACCATTCGCGGCACCTCGTACAAGATTGCTTCCCGCGTCTCGTATCCCGGCGTCGGCTTCCGTGCCGCGAACGAAGGCTCGACTCCAACCAAGTCCGAATTCGAGAACCAGTTGATCGAGTGCTACATCCTCAGCGGTGCAGTGCAGGCTGACTTGGCCGTAGCTCGCGCTTACGAAGATGGCGAACAAGCTTGGAAAGACATCGAATCGGTCGGCGTGATGCGTCAAGCGATGATCGAACTCGGTTCCCAAGTCATCTACGGCACCACCGCTGATGCGAAGGGTTTCCCCGGTCTGCAAGCAATTCACACCGCGTTCAACTCTGGCCTTGTGGTCGATGCTGGGGGAACCACCGGCGGAACCGCTTCCTCGGTGTACGGCATCAACACCGACACCCAAGGCGTTCAGCTCGTCTTCGGTGCTGGTACAACCTTTGAACTCGGCGAATGGCGCATTGAAAACGTGGGCACCTCCTCGGTGTACCCGGCGCACGTTGCCAATCTGACCGCTTGGGTCGGTATGCAGGTCGGCAGCAAGTACAGCGTTGGCCGTCTCAAAGACGCCACCGCTGACTCTGGTGCCGGTGTCACCGACGCCAAGCTGGCCGAACTGCTCAGTAAATACCCAGTCGGCTACCGCCCGAATTACTGGCTGATGAACCGCCGCAGCGCCTATCAATTGCAGGTCAGCCGCTCTGCTTCCAGCGTGCAAAACGGCGTCAAAACCTCAAGCGGTTCTGAAATCTTCGCTCCTCTGCCTACTGAGTCCAACGGCATCTCAATCGTTATCACCGACTCCATCTTGAATGATGAAGCTCTAACCGCCTAACCTTTAAGAATCTAAGACCATGCCAAACGAATTCTCTCGAAACACTCAGGACGCGGACTTGTCGAAGAGCATTGCTCTTCCGGCCAGTGCGACTTCGACGCAGATCGTCGATATTGATCTTGGGACCAACAGCAAAGGCTTTCTAACCGAAAACCATGAGCTAGAAATTGTTGTCCCTGCCCTGACTGGCACACAACTCCCAAGCGGCACCAGCATCACCATTCTGGTTCAGAATGCGAATGCTTTGCCCAACACGACCGCCACCCCATTCTCTCGCGTCATCACTGGCACGGGGTCGGCGATTGCTGAAACGGTGCAACGGCTGCGGCTTCCCTCTGGTGCTGCTCGCTACGTAAACGTCAAGTTCACCGTCGCCGGTGGGACTCCAAGCGCAACGCTTGCCAACGTGTCGGCTTCGGTCAAAGTGTTGACCTAATTTTTGGTGCTGGGTGTTGTCTTCATCGTGGGCGGCTGACAGGTTTTCATACTTGTCAGCCGCTTTTTTGTATGACCTACGCTCAACGCATCGCCGCCGCGCATGGCCGCATCCGCTCCAAGTTTGGGACAGATGCCAGCGGCGCTCAATTGTACGTGTGGCACAACAACGTGCAGATCCACGCCTACCAACCGACAGGAAAGAATGGCCGAAACATCATGGCACAGATCATCGTCAAAGATGACACGGTGAGCGTGATAGCGACCAAAGCGCAATTCGCGACCGTGCCGAAGATTAACGACGAGATCAAAATGGGGACAGTGTTGGCGACGGCGGTGGTCTACCGGATCGACAGTGTTACAACTACGCACATCCGCCCGTTTTACGACTTGGAGCTGATCGACCCGAACATGGAGGCGACAGCGGCATGAGTGTGCAGGTCAAGATTGATACGCGCGCGCTTGAAAAGGCGATGGCTGACTACGCCAAGATGAAGAAAAAGAGCGATGCCTCGGTGGTCAATAAGGCTATGCGGTTCTGGCTTCCATTCGCCGGTAGTAGGGTGAAGGATAAGACCTCAACTGCTGCGCAGGTGCGGACAGAACTGACCAAGCAGGCAAAGCGGATCAGCCGTGGCGAGAAGAAGAAACGCACGCAGCTCACAAATACGGTGGCAGCGGCAATTGTCGCGGCACGTCTTCGCAAGCAGGGAAGAACCAATTTCCCGCGCGCATCGAGTGGACCGAAATCAGCCATTTTTGTTGGTGAGTTCTACGCCATGACGGAGCGACTTGTGAATGCGCGCGTGCGGTCTATCGGCTATCTGGCGGCTGGCTTTATCCCGTCTTACAAGGCATTCAACGTGCCTATGCGTGGAATGCCGCGTAATCACAAGCGTTTCAAGGGGCGATCTATCGGCACAAAAGCCGTTCCAGTCACAAGCGGCAAGGTGGTGGCGTTTGCCAGCGTGAAGCGACTGGGTGCCTTCCTGATCGCTCCGAATGCCTTTACCTCAGCTATTCCAGAAGTGCGTCGGCAGTTTATCGAATGGATGGCGAAAGACGTAAACGAGGTTGCCAAGAAAACAGGATTCAAGAAATGATCACCTACCCAATCTGCCCATCCGATCGCCTACAGCGTCGATTGCTCGAAGTACTCGACAATGAGCTGATGTCCCTTGATGCGTTTACTGGCTTTACGCTTTGCGACGACCGAGAAAACGACGAGGTAAAACTGCCATTCATTGTCGCGCGCGTGACCGAATCAGACGAAATCCCGCAGGCCGGGACCGTCTGGCACTGCCGTCTGAACGTGAACATGGTGGAGGACCGGCAAGAAGCCAACCTGACACTAGGCGCGGACACCCGGCCCCGGCATGAACTGCGGGCTGAGAATATCTCGGCGCTTTTGTACGGCGTCTGGAACACGACCACGCTGGGTCAAAAGATCAACGCAATCAGCAACGGACAGGGCGTGTACGTACTGAAACAACACAGCAACAACATGACGCCGGGTTCCAGTGAGAACGATACGCTCTCGACCGAGTACGCATTCACCATCATCTGCGCCTCAACTCAGCAGTAAGATTGACACGCGCCCGATATTTATGCCCGCCGTCGCCGCACTCATTCAACACGGAAACATTCCATCTTCAACGCTGCTGGATGAAAGCAATCCAACAACGCCGGACATCCTTGTCCAATCATTGACCATTACGGCGGCGCGGGATGAAAAGGCTTATCTCAACGCTGCTGGCGCTACCTTTGGTCTTGAGTACCGCAATCCGACGATCACGTGCGCGTTTGACGGCTACATCACCAACAAGACGACTGGTCTAGCCAACCAGCATCCCGGCACCGAAGTGACAACGCTGGCGAACTTTACCGCCAACACTTACGGGTTTGTCCCGGGCGATGGCACCATGATTTTCATGGACCCGAACCGCACGGAGACCAACACCGAGATGGCCAAGACTACCTTCTCAGTGAAGCAGTACCCATTTGTTGTGTAATATGGAAAGCTGGATCGCTTGCACGGACGTTGATGTGGCGTCTGCTTTCATGACGATGGGCGTTGTCATGAAGCCGGTGGTGCAGGTCAGGGCGGACAGCGGAAAGGAGTACGTCACGATGTACCTTTCCACGACTTCGGTGACAATGCCGGAGATTAACGTCGGGCACTTGATGAAGGCGCTGATGTCGGGGGAGCTTCAAAAGCTCGATCCGAACCACGAGCTTCTTGGGTATCTGATGGCAATCAAAAACAGACACGCTGCCAAGCGCGCACTTGACTCAGCAGAGCGACAAGTGCTAATTACAAGGAAGGGCACCACGCGGACCGCATACGTTCGCGAATCCATTACCAACAAAGGAATGGAAATGGCTGACCGATTCCTTGCCACTGGCAGACCATGATCGACATTCAAACACAAGAGGACGACGGCATTTCACTAGTGAACCTGCCAAACGAGCAGGAGCAACGCAGGACGGACGCATTCAATGCGGCTTACCAGTGGAAAGGCAAAGAGTTTGAAGGCATCTCCTGTTCACGCAAAGACATCTGGGTGTCGATGTGCCACAAATCTGGATTTCCTTCGCTAGACGCCTGTTTTGACGAGTTCTCGCTATTCGCACCACTCAGCAAGGTGCTGATCTTCGTCTGCATCACGCCAACAGCACAACTCCGAAAGCTGCGAGCGCAAGGCATCCAAGCGTTGATTGATGCGTGCGATGATTGGATCGACGCCAACATCAAGATCTCGGAAGAACGCGACGCAATCAGCCTTGGTCTGCGCATCCTGAACGACTCGACAGCCAATCAATCCGAGGTGGTGCCTACAGCCGGCGGCGAGGGAAAGCGTTAGCCAGTCCGGTCTTTCAAGCGCATTACGTCTCGCTAGTGCGACCCATCACGGGGCTGACCGAACAAGAGATTTTGTGGGAGCTGCCACTTGCGCGAGGGCTGGCGTATTTGCACATGGCGCTGATCCAGCAGGGCATCGAAACGCAGTGGGTCGGTCATGACATGATGGAGGATGAGACGATCCGTAGCGCCATGGATTACATCCAGCGGCGGAAGTCCAATCGCCTTGTCAATTCATTGACATAACGGGTGATTTCATGGCTGCAACGCTAGACGCATCTCTCAGACTCGACTCCAGTCAATTTACGGCTGGGCTGGACGGGGCCATGAAGAAAACGAACGCCTCCGTGTCGAAGATGTCGGCAGCGTTTGGAATGCTAAAAAATGTCGCGCTTGGTGGTGCTGTTGGTGCCGCTTTTATGGAAGTGGCGAAAAGCGTCACAACCGCCTACCTCGAAGCAGAAAAACTTCAGAATGCGCTAAAGTCCACCGCAGGGAATGACTTGCTTGGGATGGCTCAATACGAGCAACTCAAAACGCTCTCGGCTGAGATCGGCGTCAACATGACCACGGCAGCCAAGGCTACTTTGCAGCTTCAGGCTGCTGGAATGAGTGCCGCAACTGCTTTCAAGACGATTAAGACGCTGCAAAACGCCGTCGTCTCTACTGGCGGCGGAGATGCGGAACTAGGCCGGTTGCTCTACGGATTACAACAGCTTTACGCATCGCCGAAACCGCTGGCCGAAGAACTTGGACAGTTAAAGGAGGCACTTCCAATCACCTCCAAGCTTTTAACGCAAGCATTCGGATCAGCGCGCGCGGAGGATTTGCAGAAGCTCAATCTGACCGGTAAGCAGGTGGCTGAAACGCTACTCAAGGCAGCGGAGGGACTTCCTAAGGTAGCGCGCGGTCTGCAAGGTGAGATTGATGGTCTTTCGGCAAAATGGGAAAGCCTAAAAGCTAGCGGCGTGTTTTCCGCTATTACACTGCCAGCGGTCGGTCTTGCATCCGGGACTCTTGATCTTTTAAGTCGGTTTGGCCGTGAAATTGATGATGCTTTCACACTTATGGTTGGACAAGATCCAGCCGAAGTTAGAAGGCGGCAGGCTGATGTCATCGCTGGGCTTGAAAAAGAGCAGAAGATTGCCAAGGACAAAGCTGATGCTGATGCGAAGGCTCTCGCAGACAAGAAGACTCTACAAGAGAAGCTCGACAAGGGGAATAAGGAAAACCAAGAACTCGCTCGTGCCCAATGGGAATGGGAAGATCAATTCAAAAACGAGCAGCTTGCCAAGGAGAAACAAGCACAAGACGAAGCCAAGAAGGCAGCCGATCAAGCCATCTCTGATGCGAAAGAGCTGCTGAGTCTGCACGAGGACACAGTACGCAAGATCAAAAGCGTACAGGAAGCGGTGTACTCGGCTCAACAATCCATGGCCGGAACGGATGAGGAGAAGCTGGCCAATGCCAAAAAAGCACTGGAGGCAGAGGGCAATTTATTGATGGGCGACGATCCGGGCGGATTTGATGCGCTAACCCAATCTGCGTTTGAGGATGCAGTCAAAAACGGTCGCAATGTGACCGAAGGCCAGATTGAGCAATACAACCGCATCATCGGGCTCAAACAGGAGATTCTGGGTCTTGAGGAAAGCATCACTGAAGAAGCCAAAAACGGAAAGGCTGAACTGCGTGACCAAAACCGGGAAGCGGTTCAACGATCAATCGACAAAGCTGGACGCACTCCTGCGCAGAGAAAACAGGAGATGCGGGACAACAATGACATGCAACGCCAGCGCCGGCGCGCGTTCAATGATGACGTGCGGGACGAGATGACCCGGTTGAAAAAGGAGGCCGAGGAAAAGAATAAAGGCAGGAACATCCTTGATCGTGAAAGAACAGATCGCGAAGCATTCCGCGAACAGGCGAGAAAAAACATTACTCCAAAATGGGCAGACGCTCTTCCTAAAGAGACAACGCTTATCGACATCAAAGACATTCTAAAAGGACTTGCCACCGCTTAATCATGCCGACATCGAATCAAACACACTGGCCATCCGGCACAACGCCAATCCTCGCGGAAAACGGCATTCGTTTTTCCGTGTCCGAGATTGGATTCGACACGATGACGATGAAATACTACGCGCGGACGGACACTCCTGTTGCGTATGCGGAAACAAACTTCAATGGCGGCACATCCGTTGGCACAGTGCTTGGCACTGCGTACAACAATATGTTTTTTAACGGCGTCAGCATAAATCAGGACGGATCAAACATTTATTCGTTCGAGGTGCAGGCGGCTGGGCTTTTGAATGCTACACTTGACCAACCGATTAAACGCACCGTATCCAGTAAGATCCAGTCATACAAGACCGGGCTTGGCACAGTGCCGGGGACTAGCAACACGGGCGAGATTCAAGGCCAGTACATTAACCTGTCCTGCGCGTTCAATTACGTCACCTTCAATATGCCTACAACGGACGCCACACCTGTTGCGCCCGGAGGCCCCACTAGTTTACCTGCTGCACCAGCTAATCCTTTCACCTCGATCACTACTCCGATCTACAACTACCCATACGGATGGATGAGAGACGGGCTTGATGTTGACATGATCAATGGGACGAGTCGAGCTACCAGCGTGTTCCTTGTGAAAGAAAGCTGGGTTTACATCTATCCCGTTATGCCCGGTTGATATGCTGCTAGATCTTCCAGTCATCGACCCAAAAGTCAACGGTGCGCGGTCCGGGTGGCTGCTTAACCGTCTGGTGGACCGCATCCGTTTACAACGGCTTATCTCATCGGAAACCGTCACAATCACGGAGACCAAGGACGGACAGATTATCGACCGCGTGGGATCGGGAGGCGTGGTGGCTCCTTTTGCGCTAGGCTTCGCTGTGTCGCTAGATGGGACATCGGTGGTAGTCGCGGCGGGCAAGATCATCTACCCACTCTGGGGTGCGATCCTCGGCGATAATCCAACGCCCGGCGATTGGCAGCGAGAGGTCAACTATATCGGCGGATCACTCAGCGGCACAGTCTCGCAGGTGTGGCTTCAGGTTCTATGGTCGGAAAGCGATACAACTACAACCGGGCCACTTGGCACAACCACCTACGACATCTCGGGTGCAAAAGGTGGACGCGGTGGGGGCGGCGGGGGGGGTGGTGCGGCCGCCGGAGTGCAACCAGATATCCAAGCAACCGCTGGTGATGCTGGCGCTAACGGCGACGATACTGGACTGGGCGGTGCTGGGGGCATTGTTCTCGACTACAGCACCGATCCGCCGACACCGGTGACGGTCGGCAACAGCTACGGAGCGAGCGGTGGCGCTGGCGGTTACGGGGGCGCGGGGGGTGCAGGAAGCAGTGTCACCTTTACACGCAGGACAAAGGGCACAGCACAGATCCGCAAGTGGAGCATCAATGGGATCTCGCTACACACAGCAAAAGGGACCGCCAGCGAGGCGTCATCGTGGATTCAGTTGGCATCTATTAGCGGCACCAGCATCACGCAGCACGTCGTCGGCATGATCTCGATCACGCCTCCGGCCATCACTTTTATCATAACCTGATGCTGCCGGACATTCCAAACTTCAACCTTGGAGACGTGCACATCCTAACCGGCAAGATGCTGGAGCGGATCGTGCAACGGATCAGACTTCAGACACCAATCGCTGGCGACAATCTGCGGATGGAGGAGACGAACGCTGGCATCCTTCTCCACGCAGATCAGGCGATTCAGACCTCGCCGACGATCAGTATTAACCATGATTTCAAAGCGTCACTCCCGGCCACCAATTCGCTCGACATCACGGCAGGCCGAGTGATTGGCACCACGTGGGGGACGCCAACAATGAGCAATCCTCTGCCGACTGACTGGCTGGCGGAGCAGTTCACAGTGGGACCGTCCACGCTCACGGTGACGGACGGTCAAAGCGTATGGCTACGCATTCAATGCTCGCAGACCGACGTGGACATGAACGGTACGCTCTCAGCGACTGGGGCGAGTACCATCACAGTCACAACCGGCGCGGGGGGTGCAGGTGGTGGTGGGGGCGGTGGCGGTGCAGGTGGAGACGGGACAACTGGCTACGCAGGCGATGTTGGCGCTTCGGCATCCGGGCAAACTCCCGGGGGTGTTGGTACGACTAACGCACTAGGCGGGACTGCGAGCGGCGAAAACTCAGGCACACCGGGCGAAGGCGGTAATGGCGGCAATGGTGCGGCTGGTGGTAACGGTGAGACGAAATCATTCACGCAGTACACAAAACTCCTGATGGTTTTCCGCCGATGGCAGATCACGTCTGCGAGTTTGGAAGTGCACACAACCAAGCCGACTGCATCGCCAGCGACCAACATTTACGTTCGTATCGCATCACAGACAGGAGGCGTGGTGACTCAATACCATGCTGGCTCGTACCATATCACGCTGCCAGCAACAACCTACATAAGCTCTCTTGTTCCCTGATTTCCCCAACTTCTTCGGCAATCTGCACTACTTCCTCAAGGGGAAGACGTTGAACTTGTTTCGCAAGGCGCTTTATGAACAAGTACCGATTCAAGGTGCAGGCATAACTCTGCAAGAGACAAATGACGGCATCATCATCACGTCACGAGCAGGTAAGGCGACGACGACCGCCAGCGTGATTGATTTTACCGGCACTTTGTCTGGTGGTGACGTGACGATTCGCGGCGGCAAAGTGCTGGGCACATCGTGGAGCACCTACGACGTGAACGATCCAAGCAGTGGCGGCTGGACTGAATCAGTGGCAACTGTAGCCGGCGCAACTCTAGCAGTGGCGGACGGATTTTCAATCTGGCTCCAGATCACAATCACGCCGACAACAAATCCGGTGGTCGGTGCGCTCTCGGCTGCGGATCAGCAGACATTGACCGTAGTCGGCGGCACGGGTGGTGGCGGTGGGGGTGGGGGTGGGGGCGGAGCAGGTGGACTAACAACGGGCGGCGATGGATCTAACGGCACAACCGGATCAAACGGCGCTGCGGGGTCGCCGGGTGCTGGTGGAGCTGGTGGTGGGCCGGGCACAAATGCACCCAGCACGGGAGACGAAGAGGGGGGCAACGGCGGAAGCGGCGGCTACGGGGAAGCTGGCGAGTACGGTCTGTCGGTCTCGTTTCAAAACTACACGAAAGCGGCGGCACAGATCCGGCGGTGGAGTGTATCGGGTGCGTCGTTCGTGGTATCGGCAAGCAAGCCATCCTCCAGTGCGACAACCGCAAACCTCCGACTTCTCAGCCGATCCGGATCGACCATCACGCACCATCAAGTCGGATCAGTCTTTTTAAGCCTGCCAAGCGTGACATTCATCTAAGATTGACATTCCCTAGTTTTTCATGCCGAACACGTTCGCTCTCACTCTTAAGGCGCAAAACTCTTACCCTGCATCGTCAGTAGTGCTGGGAGCGACCCAGCAGATCCCTGACCTGTCGCTGTCGGAAAACGATTTGATTTCGGGCGTGTTCGAGGTGTTTGGGAACAGCACAAGTTCAGCCAATACGCTGACCCCTTCAGGCACAACGATTAACTCAGTTTTAGCTGGTGGCAGTGCAACCGCTTTGACCAACCCCATCACAAATTCGACTTTGGTCTTTACCAACTTTCGCGGTTTGTATGTAACAGTTGCTCGGCGAGACCCGCAGGTTGCACCTGCGTCAACGATCGTCACTCCGATTGCGGCGACGACGACTTCTTCAGCCATCGGAGCCGGGACAAAAACATTTACTGTCGCCTCAGGATTGACCGGCATCGTGGATGGGATGCGAGTGCGAGTTGTCCCGACAGGCAGCACGACCGAGTACATGGAAGGAACTGCCACTTATGCCACAACGGTTTTGACGGTAGTGGTGGATCGCTTTGTAGGCAGCGCATCGTACACAGCATGGACTGTGACCGGTGTGGTTTGCGCTCAGATCAAAAGTGCTGGCTACGGCGGAGTCGATACGCACGCGACTGTGCCACTTCCAATTCGTGAGAACGGGGCATTCGTTTACAGCAGCCCCGTCCCGATCAAGATCGTGAACGCTAACGTGCTGACGGTTTACCTAAATGGCACAACCGGATTGAACGTCAATATCTTGACCATCGGCTCTTAATATCATGCCATCTACATTTAAACTTTCCACCGTCCTCCAGAACTCGTTTGCGGGCAGCGCAACCCGTGCGCCGATTGCGCATTCAGTGCCGCCGATTAACTCGTCGATCAGCAATCTCTGGAGTGTTGCGGCTGAGTTCACAACTTCTGGGGCCAAGACTATCGCTATCGGAAGCGGCGTCTTGTCTATTACAGTTAATGGCACAGCTCAGGTTGATCCTATTACTCGCGCCACCATTATTCCAGCAACTGTTGCTGGGTTCATCATTTCAGTTGCCGGACCTTCCGCCGGCTCTGTGACTGTGGCCTCGACCAACTTTGGTAAAATGACTTTCTCCGGACTTCAATTAGTGTCTGGCGGGGTATTGCATTTGCATATGCCTTCAGCGGGCAATTCTCTTGCAGCCGAAACGCTGACCATTACTCCTCCCGGTGCTGGATATACGGTCAGCGTTGTCGCCTACGGATCATCCACAGCAATCTAACACCTTGGCCGGGGCGGCCCACGCAATCCTTCGCTATTGCGTAGCAGGTTCAAGTCCTGCTGGCCAACAACAAGGAGGTGGACGCCCAGCACACCTCATGAATTCCACACAACTCGACGAGCTGGAGGAGCGGCTGCGACAATTAAACGTCGTCGTCAAAGTCGGGCAGGCTTTGCTACTTGGCGCTTTCCTTCTTGGCGGCTGGGTCACTACGATCCAGATTAGTATCAACTTGCAAGAGCGGCATCTGAACGAGGTGAAGGCGTCGCGTGCGATTGATCAGGCAGCCATCCGTTCGCTAGAGTTAAAGGATTCGGCAGACACGCAACTGCTGCGGTCGATAGTCGAAAAGCTCGACAAAATTGACAGGAAGCTGAATCCGTAATGCCTAGTCCCGGACAACCTCCTATTCACAAGAATGTGGCCAAACCATTCTGGGCGAAAGCGCCTGTCGCGGTCAAACGCAAGAAGCCGAGCCTAATCAACCGATCTGCCATGAACTGGGCATCAAAAAAGATCCTTCCTTTCCTGTTGAACTGGAAGACCACGCTGGCCGGTGTCGCTCTTATCCTGCATGGGTGCAGCGCCATCGTTCAAGCTCTTCTAAATGTCACCGAAGGCACATCCCTCACGCTCGACAGTTTGCAGTTGGCGGTCGGTGAGATCATCGCTGGTGCGGGACTGATTGCTGCGCGGGATGCCAACAAATCCAGCCAAGATTCCAACGTGCAATGAAACCGATTTTCCTACTCGTCGCTCTACTTGGCACGTCATGCGTCAGCATCCAGAAGATGCCGGACGACTCGCTTTTTCCAGACAAGAGCACTGACTGGCATGACGGGTTCAAGGCTGGCATGATGGAAGGCTTGCTTTTGTCCGTAACAATTCCTTGGTGACCTTATGAAGTTCTTCGCATGGTTTAAAACTCTCTGGCATCGCGACGCGGTGGCTAAAGCCACTCAAACGGCGCAGCTCCTCGTGCAAGGACTGAGCACTGATCAATTTCAGATCATTGTGGACAAGGTGGAGCACGCCAGCCAGTTGCCAATCAGCGGGCTTGATAAAGCGATGCGCGTTCGCGAAGTCGTCACTTCGCCGCACTTTGTGCAAATCTACAAGATGCCGCCATGGGTGCAGCAGGGTATCGACTTTGCCAGCGTTGTGGTGCAACTCGCGTGGGTAGTGGCCAAACTAACCAAGCGCATCTAATGAGCACTCTAAAAGGCGTCGGCCAACTCTTAACCGCCATCGCGCTTGTCGCGTGTTGGCTCCTCGTGCTCTACTGGATGGTCCATTCCTTCGCACCATGACCCGTCGCGACATCCAACTGATGCAGGAGAAGATTGGCGTTACGCCAGACGGATTCTGGGGGCCTGTCTCAATCAAAGCGTGCCAAGATCACCTGCGAAAGATGGTCGCGCAACCGAACCAGTGGCCAGCGCAAGATGAGGTGTCGCTGCAAAAATTCTATGGATCGCCGGGAGATCCGAGTCAGCTCGTTCAACTGCCGGTTGCGGACCTTTGCCTGAAGTACGACGGAAAGAAGGTCAAGTCGATCACTTGCCACAAGAAGGTGGCGCGGTCGCTTGGCCACATCCTTGAAGCGGTGTGCGAGTGCTTCCCACACATCGCCGCAGAATACGCTGGATGCTACAACGACCGACTAATGCGGCACGGCACCCGTCCGTCGATTCATGCACGCGGTGCTGCGATTGACTTCTGGCCGCAGGTAAACGGCAATCGCACGCAATGGCCCGTTGTAGCGCAGATGCCGCTGGAGGTGATGGAATTCTTTGCTGTCGGCGGCTGGCTCTCTGCGGGGGCGTTCTGGGCGCGCGATAGCATGCATTTTCAAGCGACAAAATGACTCGTACCATTTCAATCACTCCGACTACCGACGACCTTGGCTTAACTCCGGTCTTCGCAACCACGCCGCTCATCATCACGGCTGCGATTCCTGCTGGCGGCCCGGCAATGTCGGCCTACACAATGGAGTTGTGGAAGCGACCGTATGAGAGCCGTGCGACGGGGGCAGCACCCCTTGCCTCATCTGCTGGCTACGTCGCAGGCGGGCAGGTTACGTGGATCTTTACTGCCGCGCAGATGGATCAGGATCTCAGCGATCAGGTCAACAGCAACAACTACTGGCTCGCCATCGGTGGACTCGATAGTAACGGCTTCCCCTACTCGCTGCGTGCTGGGAATATCGAGATCAAGCCGTCTGGTCTGTCGCTGGTTCCTACTACGACTGTCTCGTTTGCAGTGGTCAATGAAGTGGCCAGCTTCACCTTTAACGGCGTCACCTACTCGTTCGATGTTGTGCCTACAGGCGGAACACCTGCTACGATTGACGGGGAGGCTGTTGTCATTGATGGAATGATCGTCGTCACCGTTGATGGTGTCAGTTATTCCGTCCCTGCTGTTTCTCCATGAGTACTGTTACCACGCCCACGAATGTCGCCATCATCCAACGTGACGCCACCGGCGACAACGATTGGGTCGATCTTCTAGGCAGTGCGAATCCGAATAAGTCGATTGGGTTTAATGGATCGGGAGTGGTATCGGCGCTTGCCACTCCGCTGCTGACCGCAGCCAATACGTTTACCACTGACCAGACGGTGCAGGGCAAGGCAATCGCTCGTGCTTTTGTCGGCACTGATGCGAGCATTGCCGCGTCTGCTATCGACTGGGCGACCGGCACGAGCTTCTACAAGACTCTGGCGGCCAATACAACCTTCACGTTTGCAAATGCGCTGCCGGGGCAGGAGGTCACTGTTGCGGTCACCAACACCGCATCAAACTGGACAGTGACGTGGCCAACGGTCACGTGGGAAGATGGCATTATCCCTGCGCAATCAACAGGTGCATTCACTGATGTTTACACCTTTCGGAACATCAATAGCATCATTCGCGGGTCAGTGATGCGCGTACCTCTCGAACGCCGCGTCAGTACGGTAGCGGAATTAAACGCCGCTCTCGCTTTAGGCGGCATCATCTACGTCACGAGCATGATCACGGTGAGTGCGACAGTGGCTCTCACAGTGCCGGGGACTAAGCTGATTGGTCGCAACGGCGGAGGCATCATCTTCCCTTACCTAGCGGGCACTCCGCGCTACGTAGTGCGGGTGCAGGTGGCCGACTGCGAAGTGCGCGGGCTCAAGATCACAACCAATCACCCGCTGACCATCACCAATATCATTGGCGACACTGGTATTCATCTCAGTCCATTGGCGGGTAATCGCCTCGACAACCTCGTCATCGAGGATAATGAGATCTACAATATCAGCAGCGGCATCTACGGAAACCTTGGAGACACTGGATTCTTCCACAACAGCATCCGCATTCAATACAACTATGTGCATGCCTTCGCTCATGCTGGCTTGTACTTAGAAGGAAACACGCGAAACATCCTGTTGAACAAAAACAGGTTCTATGGACGCGACGAAGGCCAGACGCATATCAGCGGCTCAAACGGCGTTTGGATCGGCATCAACTGCCAGTTTCCACACATTACGTCTAACGAGATCACTGGTTTTGGTCGGCATGGGATTGAATATTGGAACCGCCAAGCTGCTCCGGACACAGTAGACGGCAACAAGTGCGGCAAGATCGCGTTCAACAACATTCACTCTCCAGCACAGCCGGGCGGATTCGCAATATCAGCATTCGGGAACGGAAGCCTTCATATCGTCAACAACTCGGTGATTGGACCGTTTGGGATTGGGTATGAGGTTTACAATGACCCAAGCAATGATGGGCCGATCCTTATTCAAGGGAACTACGGTGAAGGCATCCTTGCCAACAATGGTCAGTTTATCTCGGTCAACAACACTCGGAGTTGCAACATTCTTGGCAATACTCTAAAGAACACCGGCAACATAACGGCGGGGCAAAACTGCTTTGGTATTCAGATCATCCACGGTGCGGAAGATCTTAACATCAAAGACAATGTGTTTATTGATGTTGGGTCGGTTGGTGTTCTACTTAACGGAGTAGGCAACAACATCGCAGTAGTAACGCCGGGCGCAGTGACACGGATTGAGACGGTTAATGTGTTTGATACTGGTAACGAGATGTATACCGGCAAAGTGGTGTTTATCAGCGGAGTGAATGGCGATCCAGCTTGGGATGCAATCCAAGGGTATTGGAACGTAACGCTGGTCAATTCAGATGGCACCCCTTGGACTGTTGGCACACCTCGCAAATACTTCACAATCCCGGTCAATTCATCGGCGTTCCCTGCTGGTGCTGGAGAACTTCCGTTTCCTCCGTCTCCAGCAAATGCGAACACTAATTTGGTTCAGTTGAAATACACGAAGATTTAAATCTGCGAAAACAAGTTTGTTAATACTCGGCAGCTTCCAACTGCATATGGCGGTGGATACAATTATGAGATTCTTCTTTCATCGTTTCAGACTGCATCAATTCGCAATAATGAATTTTGGAATGCTTCAGGATTACTATATC